AGATGGTGAAGTCGGACTACATGGACATTCACAGCGGCACAGTGCGTAACCAAATTGGTGACGCGCCAGCAATGCCTCGTGCAATGGTTGACGCAGACCGCAATCGTACATGCTCACAAGGCTTGCACTTCTGCTCCAAGTCGTACCTGACTTCGTTCGGCTCAAGCCGCCGTGATTCAGACCGTTGCATGTTGGTGAAAATCAACCCTGCTGACGTTGTTGCAATTCCAGCGGACTACAACAACGCGAAGGGTCGCGCATGGACATATGAAGTCGTTGGTGAAGTTGAAGCTGGCTGGCGCAACACCCTGCCACAAAAAGACTACACCGACAAGGCCGTGGTTTCTGCGAAGGGCGTAGAAATTGAGTCCGTCGAAACCCGCGTGAAGCGCATCATCCAAGAACAACTTGGTCTTGATGACCTCCCAAGTTTGAATGATGAACTTGGTTCGGCCTTGGGTGCAGATGACCTCGACATGGTTGAAATCGAAATGGCACTGGAAGATGAATTCTATGTTGAACTGAACACTGACTACATGCAAATGTACTTCGACGGTGACGCAATCGAAGTGTCGAAATTGGTTGCAGATGTTGAATTTGCTTTGACACCACGCGCACCAGTTGTTGCTAAAACGGCTACAGTCGTAGCTCAAAAGGCTACACCAGTTGCAGTCGCAGCACCCGTTCTAGCATCCGGCTTCACCGCTGACTTCGAGAAAGGCTACACCACTGGCTTCACGCATGGTAAGAGCAAGTTGAACCAAATGGCATTGCCAGCCAATACGCAATACTCGGATGGCTATGCACGCGGTTACAAAGATGGCAAGAACAAGAAAGCACGTCTCATCAAGTAAGTCGTTGTAGTTGTATGGGACTACTCGCAACGGGTAGTCCCATTTTTATCATTAGAAAAGGAAACATCATGCCAGTATCAAAACCAAATCATCGTACCAATTGGACAGCCAACACTCAAAAACTGTGGCGCAAGATGTCCCAAAAGACAACCGAGCTAGTCAAAGAAGCACAACCAAATGGTTTCGTGATTGAAACAATCCGCGAGACTCGTCATGGTCGTCAACTTCGCAATGCACTGCGCGGCACAAACCATCCAGCACTTCCAACCGACACAATCGCGTTCATGATGAAGCGTGCAGGAATAGATACACCGAACTTTGACAAGGCACTCGCTATGGGCCAGAATGTCCATACGCAAGCAGAAGACCGCTTGTCAGTTGGCGATGGTGCACTTGTGCAACCAGCAGCCATTACAGTTAATGAGCAAGTGGGAGCGTAAGCGTGAAGTTATCCAAACAGACGGTCGAAATTCTTCGTAACTTTTCGACCATCAACAGTAATCTAATCATCAAAGCTGGCAAGAAAATCTCCACTATGAGTGCGACGAAAGATATTCTTGCCGAGTATGAAGGTGAAGATACTTTTGACAAGACAGTTGCAATCTACAACCTCGGTGAATTGCTAGGTGCATATGCCGCCTTCAACGACCCTGAAATCACTCTCGACACAAAACATCTGACCCTCACTCAGGGTAAGCAACAGGTCAAGTACGTGTATGCAGATGAAAGCGTGTTGATTGCTCCGAAGAAGGACATTCAAATGCCAGCAGCAGAAATCAAGGTCACACTGACCAACGAAACGATTTCTCGTATGCAAAAGATGGCGGCAATTCTTTCTGTTGAAGACTTGGCAATCATCGGCGATGGGAAGACCGTTTCCGTGAAAGTGTTCGACAAGAAGAACCCAACAGCAAACAACTTCGAAGTTGACTTGGGAACTGACACGGCAGAAACCTTCTGCGTCAATTTCAAAATCGAGAAGTTGCGTCTGTATCCATCCGACTACACCGTGGAAATCAGCAGCAAGAAAATTTCCAAGTGGACAGCATCCGGTTTGAAGTTGACCGTGTTCGTTGCGGTTGAGTCAGACTCGCAGTTCTAAGAATCTGGTAGTGAGAGTCGCCAGTGTCCAAGACTCTCAAATTGTAATGGAGTAGTGAAAATGCAAAAGACAGCAAATCATGGTAATGGCGAAACCCGTTATTTCTGGAACGTAACATCTGTTGCACCAACTGGCGAAAAGTCGTCCGGTGTGTATCGCAGCCGTTCTGCAAAGCTGGAATCGGTCAAGACCACATTCAAGCGCAATGGTCACAAGAATGTTCGCGTAACAGCGGCACGCGCATAAGCCTCACGGCATTTGCGAAATCGGCGTAGGCTCTAACCAGCATCAACATACGCTCCGCATAATCGTAAGCGGAATAAATTTAAGGTAAATGATAATGAGTGACAAACTGTTTTGGGCTGAGAAATATCGCCCTACCACAATTGATGAATGTATCCTCCCCGAACAAATCAAGGCTCAAGCACGCGGTCTAATCAAAGACCCTGCAATGCCTTCCATTCTTTTCCCTGGCCCTGCTGGATGCGGTAAAACCACTCTGGCAAACGCAATGGCGAATGAAATGGGTGCAGACTTCATGGTAATCAACTCGTCGCTAGAGCGCGGCATTGATGTTGTGAAGAACAAGATTAGCCAATATGCATCCACAGTATCATTTACAGACAGCAAGAAAATCACACTGCTTGACGAGGCCGATGGTCTGACACCAGATGCACAGAAGTCTCTGCGTGGCGTGTTCGAAGTCTACGGTGGCAACCACACGTTCATCCTGACTTGCAATCACGCAGCAAAAATCATTGAGCCGATTCGCTCACGCTGCAAGGTCATCAACTTCAAGTTCACCAACAAAGACAAGCAAGAACTGGCAGCACAATTCGTGAAGCGCACATTCGGCATCCTCGATAAAGAAGGTGTTGAATACGACAAGCGTTCTGTCATCGAATTGGTGATGAAAAAATTCCCAGACTTCCGCTCAGTGTTGAATGAACTGCAAGGCTATGCGGCTGGTGGTAAGATTGACGCAGGTATCATGTTGGATATCGGCGACGAAGCATTCGCACAACTGGTTGCGTCATTGAAGGCCAAGAAGTTCAACGAAGTTCGTAAGTGGGTTGCAGAACACTCAGATATGGAGCAGACTCAGTTCTATCGAATGTTCTACGACAAGGCCGCAGAAAAGCTTCAACCACGCTCTGTGCCAGAAATGATTCTATTGCTCGGCGAATATTCATATAAGGCTGCATTCGTTTCGGATGTAGAAATTAACACAATGGCATTCCTCACCTCAATTCTGTTGAATGCCGCAATTGAATGGAAGTGAAATGAAGAAATTTAATTTTCAAGTGAAGTTTTCGGACGGTGAATTCATGACTCTTATTGGGACATTTTTCCAGACAGATGACAAGGACACCATCAGAATATTCGATGACAAAGAGCTATTGCTATACACACATAACAAGAGCATTCAATATATACGAGTGACAGAAAGAAAATAAAATGTTTGTAGACTCAAACGTAAGAAAGGTGTTCTTCACAGCCGATACACACTTCGGTCATAAGAACATCATCAAGTATTGCAACCGTCCTTTCGCAGATGTTGAAGAAATGAACAACACCATGCGAAACAACTGGAACAAGGTTGTTGGCCCTGCTGATATCGTGTTCCACATTGGAGACTTCGCATTCTTGAAGAACCCACGTGAAACGATTTACTCCCTGAACGGAGAAATCATGTTGATACCCGGTAATCATGACGACGATGCAAAGCTGTTGGAAGTCATGGGAATTCACCAGACCAAGTTCGACATTGCTCCCTCGCTGTTCGAAGTGGACTTCCAAGTGGAAGACGAGAAACTACGCTTCGTCCTCTGCCACTACGCTATGCGCGTCTGGAATAAGTCTCACCACGGCGCTATGCACCTGTATGGACACTCGCATGGAACACTGCCAGAAGACCCTACAGCGCGTTCTATGGACGTTGGAGTGGATTGCCACAACTATACGCCTATCTCGCTGGATGACGTTCTGGTGCACATGTACAAGAAGTCTTTCAAGCCAGTTGACCATCACGGTGAACGCAAGTGAAAATAATTCCTAGCAATCTGGTAGTCCCAAATCGTTATCTTGGCGACAAAGAATCAGTTGCAAAGTTCATGAAGCTGCTCATTGAGTCGGAGGATTTGCCGGAAGGTGTATTCTCTCAGGCCGATGACGGCTCAATTATGATTGAAGGCTCTAATCTTTTTAAGCTGAAAGATACATACGGTTTGCCACTTGAAATGTCCATTGATATAGTGATGACCAAAGGTTTGAAAATTCGTTGGATATCATTCATCGAAGCGGCAAGACGCAACAAGTGGTGGGATTTTCAAACATATGAAGTCCTTGAACATGCTTTGCAGGATGCAGGGTGTGAGCGAGATTACACGCACCAAGTGATGCAACGTTTTAAGCAGTATGTTGTCACTTATAAGCATCCAGAAATGACATGACACCATTTGATATAGTTAACATCATCTACAACAAGACCGAGCATGACCGCGAGGAAGTGCTTGGCGATTACAATGAATGGCTCATAAACCATGCATTGAGTAACAACATGGATACGTTGCTGTTCGCGCAGGAAATGAGCCAGTACAACCACCTCCCAAAGGACATTCAGTTCGACTTCTATCAATTCGGCATTCCGAAAGGAAAACGATATGGTAAGTGGCACAAGATGGAAAAGTCCGATGAAAGTTTAATAAATATGTTGTGCAAGACCTACAATTGTAATTTGGTCGTCGCAAAGCGATACTTGTCACTATTAGATGATGAGCAAAAACAACAACTATTAAGCAGCGAAGGTGGTAATAATGGACGAACTAGCAATAGGGGTGGAAATAACTCTTAAAAATCCAGAAGATTTTCTTTTGGTTAAAGAATCCCTGACACGAATTGGTGTGGCATCGAAACGAACTCAAACGTTGTTCCAATCGGCACACATTCTACATAAACGTGGCAAGTATTACATTTGTCACTTCAAAGAACTTTTCACTCTGGATGGTAAAGTATCCACGATAACACCAGACGACATCACAAGACGCAATTTGATTGCATCCTTGCTAAACGATTGGGGTTTGGTAACAGTGAGAAACATTTCTCTATTGGGTGACAAAGCACCGTTACACCTGATAAAGATTATTCCTTTTAAAGAAAAAGGAAATTGGAAGTTGGAGTCCAAGTATTCCTTGGGCAATAAATCAAGATAACAGGAGAAAGTGAAATGAGTTTTCAAATTGAATTGGCTGACTTGGCCCAAGTGAATACAGTATTGGCAGGATTGGCAGAATTGCCAGCGAAGACTTCGTATGACGTGATTAACTCCGTCAAACGCCAAGCCGAAACGCAAATCGCTGCAACACAAGTCAAAGAAGCAGCACCAGCAGGACAGCAATTGCTGACCGAAGATGGCGGAAAATCCGCTTAAACAAGACACCACACCCGACTCACGATTAGTCTCCCCAGACCCAATCGTGAAGTCTGGGTGGATTTTCAAAGTGAGCAGTTATTATGACGAAGGTGTTCTTGTCTTTGCTGTATATGAGCTACTTGGCTACACCAGCGTCAAATATTTTTCTAATCCTGCTACATCACGAGAATGGATTGATACTTTGGTCGCTTATACAACCAAGATTTTTCCGTACAACTCGACCATAAAGTTAGAAGATTTGAAATAGTAATTGCAGCACCATATAATGAACCAGTGAAGTTTTACCTCTGAAAGAAACAATGAAAACAAAAGACGGTCAAGAACTTGAAGTAGTTGGGCAAGTTCAGATGGAGAAACCATACTTCATCGTTAAAATCCCAATTCCATTTTACCAAGGCACACGTCTGGTGAAGTTTATCCTATTGCCAATCACGGAATTTGATGTGAAGAACGGCGCACAAGAAGTGGAGTATGCAAATGTTGCTTCCTGATTTAATCAATGGTGCGTTTGAAATGTTTGGTGGTTTGTTTGTTCTCAATCACTGCCGAGCATTATATAAAGACAAGATGGTTCGTGGTGTGAGTATTGTCAGCACCATATTCTTTTTGTCATGGGGATTGTGGAACTTGTACTACTATCCACATCTTGAGCAATGGGCAAGTTTCTACGGCGGTTTGGTAATCGCTCTGGCAAACGTGTTGTGGATTTCCATGATGATTTATTATTCGAAAGTGAAGGTGTCATAATGTACGGTAGCATGTTTAACTGTGTTGGCACCGTTCTCGTTGTTCTATTTTGGTTGGCAGTTGTTGGTGTCATTGCAATACTTGGTGGCATCGGTTGGTTCGCATGGTGGGCGATTCACCACATTTTCATAGCGGTGGTTTGATATGGGACGAATACTTTACTTGGACATGGACGGCGTTCTAGCCGACTTCGAAGGCACTACGCAAGCCCTACTTGGGTCTGAACACAACTGGAAGGAAGAAGTTGAGAAACCTCATTGGGGTATGCTACAAGAGATTCAAAATCTCTATGCAATTCTTCAACCATTGCCAGATGCCCACGAGTTGTGGGATTGGGTTCATGAACGTTTTGATGATGTTCGAATCCTCACTGCAATTCCAAAACGTGCACACTTCCCAGAAGCAGTGAATGACAAGCGCAATTGGATTCACAAACACTTTGGCCCAGCTAAAGTCTGCTTTGGGCCATATGCATACGACAAACAGTTCCACTGTACTGATGGTGATATCTTAATTGACGATGCCGAGATAAATATCAAGCAATGGAATAGCCGTGGTGGTTATGGAATCCTCCACACCTCGACAAAAAACACAATTGAAATAATGGGAAGCTAACATGAAAATTATCGGACTCAATGGCGCAGCAGGCGCGGGCAAAGATGCTCTCGCAAAACAAATCATATACCGTCATGGATGGGCTAAATACGCATTCGCTAATCCAATTCGTGAAGCATTGAACGGCGCGTTCCAAATTCCTTACGAGGATATGGAAGACCCTGTGTTGAAAAACAAACCAGACTATTTGTTTGGTCGTAGCATTCGCTATATGATGCAAACTCTTGGAACCGAATGGGGTCGTGAATTGGTCAACCAAGAAATCTGGATGCTTGAAGCAGAACGCCGCATCAACTCAGTCCGTGATATGGTTCAAGGAATCGTCATCACAGATTGTCGTTTCCCAAATGAAGCAGACAAGATTCATGAAATGGGTGGCATCGTTGTGAAAATTACTCGCACCGACAATCCATTTGCAGCCGCAGTGAACGCAAATGGTGCAACTGCCCATGCATCAGAAGCCGGATTGTCCGCTGAAAAAATCGACGTGAACATCTACAATACATCATCAATCGAAGCAATGTATGACGCTTTGGTTCTTGCTCGTCCAGACCTGTTCAAATGATTTTCATCATCATCGCCGCAATCGTTGCATTGGCGTTAGCAACAGTATCAGAAGCTTTCAGTATCATCGGTATGGCGCAAACCTTCCCGTTTATTTTCTGGTCGGTTATCGCAATGGGTGTGGTGTTGGGTGCTGGTAAATTAGTTGGAGCATCATTCGTATACCGTTATTGGAAGACAGCGCCAAAAGCGTTGACTATTCCAATTGCGGTTCTGGTGTGCGTGTTGACGGTGACTACAATCACTAGCCACTTTGGTTACTTGTCCAATGGTTACTTGCACGACTCATTGCCATTGAAGCAAGTAACGGTTCAAATTGAGCAGTTCGAAAAAGAACGTGACCGCAAGATTGTTCGTAAGCAAGAAATCGACACACAAATTGCTCAATTACCAAGTGACCGTGCCGCTTCGCGTGTGAAGCTGGCAAAACAATTTGCAGATGAACAAAACTCGCTTACGGCACGTATCAATTCTCTGGATACCCAAATCACAGAATTGAAGGGAAAACAACTTGACGCAACAAGTCACGTTGGCCCGATTGCATATATTTCTTCGGCGATTGGAATTACAACAGATGACGGTGTAAAATGGTTCATCTTGCTAATTGCTGGTGTGTTCGACCCGCTTGCACTTTTGATTACGATTGCTATCAGCCACATGGTTGAAGTTCGCAAGCTTGAATTGGAAGAGGCAAACAAAGAGGAAGACGCAGAAGAAATTGAGCAGCCAAAGAAGCGCATCAAGAAACCTCAACCGCCATCCAATGATTTGTTCGAATTGACAAAGGATGTAGAAGCACCTAAAGTTGTTGAAGCACCAAAAGAAGTGTTTGTTCCAATCACGGAATCAAACAGAAAAGAAACTCCACCCACACCTCCTGCGTCAAATACGCGAGGTATGAAAGTTACAACACCTTACTCAATTAGATAATGTCAGAATTTTATACTTATGTCGGAGTTCTTGGAAACAAGATTCTCTATCGTGGATACCGTGATGGAAAACCTGTAATGGGGAAGGTCGATTACAAACCGACCCTTTACACACCATCGAAGAAAAACTCACCAGTTCTCAAAGGTCGTCAATACGAAGACCAATGGACTTCTCTCTATGATGAACTGCCACTTGAACCAATCAAGTTCGCAGACATCAAAGAGGCAAAAGATTTCGTCAAGCAGTATAAAGATGTTTCTGGTTTCCAAGTCCACGGTATGGACAAGTGGAACTATCAGTTCATCAACGAACACTTCAAGGGTGATATCGAATATGACGTGAGCATGTGCAACATCATGACGTTCGACATTGAAGTGATTACGCCCGATGGTTCATTCCCAGATATCCAAGCAGCGACAGCACCAATCGTGCTTATCTCGCTGTACAGCACTAAGACTGAAAAGACTCTCGTGCTTGGTATCAAGTCGTATGTGCCAACACCTGATGACAGCTTCGAGTACATGCTGTTCAGCACAGAACGCGAAATGCTTCTGTACTTCATCCATTACATCAGCACAACAAACCCAGATATTTGGACAGGCTGGAACACTGAGACCTTCGATATTCCATATATGGTAAATCGTATCTCTCGCGTGTTGGATTCTGACCACGTTAAGAAGTTGTCGCCGTTCGGTTACATTCGTGAAAAGAATGTAATCATCCAAGGCCGTGAGATTCAAACCTTCGAATTGTATGGTGTGGTTAGCTTGGACTATCTGGAACTCTACCAGACGCTTCCACAGCCTCGCCAAGGCCCGTTTGACATGGGATATGTAGCACAGCAAGAAAAGCTGACTGCGCAGAAGCTAGACCTGCCTGGTGAGTCCTTCAAGGACAACTACGACAATCACTTTCAAACATTCGTTCAATACTCGGCGGTTGACTCCATCGTGATTAAAGAACTGGATGAAAAGTTGAAACTGATTGACATCGTGTTCTCGCTTGCATACCTATATCGTTGCAACCTTGCAGACACATTCCGTACCGTGTTGCCGTGGGAAATCTTCATTTTCAACTATCTCGCAGAACGTAAGATAGCTGTTCCACCGCGTAAACAAAACTTGGATGCTGGATTCGAAGGTGCATGGGTTAAGGAACCAAGACCTGGTATGTATGGTTGGGTGATGTCATTCGACTTTGCTGGTCTGTATCCACATGTTGCAATCCAGTGGAACATTTCACCGGACACGTTGATTCAGGATTACGAACCATTGACGGTTAACGACTTCCTGAACAAGACACCAGCAGCACGCGATGCACAAGCATTCGCTTTAGCGAATAATCTCACTTTAGCTGCTAACGGAACTATGTACCGCAAGGACAAGCTTGGATTCTTGGCTGACCTGATGCGTATGACGATTGACGGACGTAAGGATGTCAAGAAACTGATGTTGAAGAAGGAACAGGAATATCAGGACACGCACGATGAAGCATTGCAGAACGTTATCTCTGCGCTGAACAACCGTCAGATTGCGTTCAAGATTGCTGGTAACTCTGGATACGGTGCGTTGGGTAACAAGGGCTTCCTGTACTTCGATTCACGTGTTGCAGAAGCGATTACGTTGACCGGACAATTCTCTGACCGTCACTTGGTTGATGCGTTCAATTTGAAGTTGAACGAAATCATGAAGACCGGAATCATCGACTATGTAATCATGGGCGACACCGACTCCGTGTACGTGAATTGCCAACCAATCGTTGACAAGTTCTGTGCTGGTTTCAACGAAGACCAAATCGTTTCGTTTTTGGACAAGTTTGGTGCAACTGTGCTGCAAAAGGTTGTGCAAGAATCCATTGACGAAATCTACGAGTCATCGAACGGCTATCGTAAGGTGATGAACAGCAAACGTGAAGCGATTGCATCCAAGACTCTCGTGCGTAAGAAGAAAAACTACGCAATGAAAGTGCACAACTCGGAAGGTGTTACATACAACCCACCGAAGATGAAAGTGCTTGGCTTGGAAATCGTTCGTTCAACAACACCTCAATGGTGTCGCAAGAAGTTGAAGGAATGTTTGCAGATGATGTTTGATAAACCGGAACTTGAACTTCGTGCATACTATGCTAAACTGTATGCTGAGTTCTGCACATTGACTGTCGAAGAAATTGCAACACCAAAAGGTATTTCTGATATCGACAAGTGGATGGGTTCAAACGGCCTGTACATCAAAGGTGTTCCAATGCATGTGCGTGGTTCGATTCTGTACAACTACCACACCAAGCCATTCGAGAAATTCCCTGCGTTGGCGAACGGCGACAAAATCAAGTACGTGTATTTGAAGAAGCCAAACCCAATCAATGAGAACGTAATTTCATTCGGCAAGAAGTTGCCAGTGGAACTTGGATTGCACAAGTACATCGACTATGAAGTTCAATTCGAGAAGGCATTCAAAGAGCCGTTGAAGTCGCTCACTGATGCAGCCGGATGGAACTTGGAAGACGTATCAACATTGGATGACTTCTTCGGATGAGAGTAATCATCGCTGGCAGTAGAGGAATCAACAACTACGAAATTGTTCTCAGAGCAATTTACGAGTCTGGTTTCTCACACCACACGGTGATATCTGGTGGTGCAAATGGTGTTGATAAGCTTGGTGAGAAGTGGGCGAAAGCCACCAACCGCAACCTCGAAGTGTTCCATGCAAATTGGGCGCTTTATAAGCAAGCAGCAGGCGCAATAAGAAATCGTCAGATGGCAGAACATGCTGATGCACTAATCGCAGTTTGGGATGGTGTATCACCCGGTACTGCCAACATGATTGATGAGGCTAGAAAGCGTGGCCTCAAGGTGTACGTTCATTCCATTGGTGGTTTGGACGATTTTATGAAATGAAAAAGGTGAAATATTATGCACCCAAGTATCATGACTTATAGTGGAGGTCGTTTCAATTTTCTTGAACCGAGAGCCAAAGATGTTCAAATCCTAGACGTTGCACACGCCTTATCAAATGTTTGCCGCTTCGGAGGGCATTGCAACCAGTTCTATTCCGTAGCACAACACGCCGTTTTGGTGAGTTATCTAGTCGAGCCTCAGTTCGCTTGGCAGGGTCTGCACCACGACGACTGCGAAGCCTACACAGGTGACATTCCAACACCATTGAAGCAACTCATACCAGACTACAAGGTAATCGAACACAACTGCGAACAAGCAATCTGGGCGAAGTACGGCCTTCCATCTACGCTATCACCAGCCGTGAAGGTGGCAGACTTGCAAGCATTATGGTTGGAGCGTGAAGTATTGCTCCCAGACGAGCCTGGTATCATCTGGTCGTGTTTTGATGGTATTCCGAAGCCAGCACATCAAGTCGTTGTTCCATTGCTGCCAGAGCAGGCTCGTGAGTTATTCATGAACCGTTACTACGAATTGTTGGAGATTCGCAATGCAGCCTAGAGTCCTCGCTATGTCCGATATCTTGGAGTTCTGCCAGAGACGTTCTGGTAGAACAACTGAAATCGTGAACATCTGCTGTGACCATCTGCAAGTTGGAGACAAGATGCTTGTTGTTGTAGCTCATAACACCAGCATCTGTAACTACATACAGGAAGAAATTCATACCCAACTACCACAAGTAACTAGAAGTGGTTACATGAATTTTGAGCTATATGGAAAACGTGGAATGGTGAAGATAATCACAATGGATAAACTGGAAGGTCTCATGCGTGGAAGTTCCATAAAAGACATTCTGTTTGACACACCGGAAGTTGATTTGTTTGGCTCGAAGTTCCTTGGTGATTACATCGTACAACAAGAGCGTCAACAATCATATAACCCACATTTTAGTTTGTCTATTCAACCGATGGGTATGTCAGTCGCTCCAACACTCACAATGTCGCCCGGTAGTTTGTATGTAAATGTCGGCCCATAAATAAGCCGATGGCACGGATAACCATTATTAAATCAACCGGAAATTAAAAAGGAAGCACAAATGGCATCATTGTTAGACACCCTGAAAGAAACAGGTTCAATCAAATCCGAAGTAATCTCTCAATCTGGATTCTTCAAACAGAAAGACGCAGTTCAAACCTCAGTTCCAATTATCAACGCAGCCTTCACAGGAACACTCGACGGTGGCTTGATTTCTGGTTCCACAATCATCGCAGGCCCATCCAAACACTTCAAAACTCTTCTGGCTCTCTTCATGGTACAAGCGTACATGGAAAAGCACAAAGACGCGATTTGTATTTTCTATGACTCAGAATTCGGTGTAACCCCGGAATACTTGGCAGCACAGAAAATCGACGGTAGCCGCGTATTGCACATTCCGATTCTCCACATCGAACAATTGAAGTTCGACATCATGAAGAAGCTGGAAGCAATCAAGAAGGGTAACAAAGTAATCATCTTCATCGACTCGCTCGGCAACTTGGCATCCAAGAAGGAAATCGAAGACGCAATGGACGAAAAGTCTGTAGCCGATATGACCCGCGCAAAGCAATTGAAGTCGTTGTTCCGTATGGTTACACCTCACTTGCCAATCAAGGACATTCCTCTGATTGCCATCCAACACACCTACGACACGCAAGAAATGTTCAGCAAACAAGTCGTTGCTGGTGGTACTGGACAATACTACTCTGCCAACAATGTCTTCATCATTGGTCGTGCGATGGAAAAAGATGGAACCGATTTGACTGGCTACAAGTTCACCATTAACATTGACAAGTCACGTTTCGTGAAGGAAAAGAGCAAGATGGCGTTCTCCGTGTCGTTCGACGGCGGAATCAACAAATTCTCTGGACTTCTCGACCTTGCATTGGAATCCGGTCATGTAACCAAGCCTTCAAATGGTTGGTATCAGAAGCGCGGTGAAGAAGCAAAGTTCCGTGAAGCCGACACAAACAACTTGAAGTTCTTTGGTAGCATCATTTCCGACAAGGAATTTGGTGAGTTCGTTCGTAACAAATATCAACTTGCAGTGGGCAATTTGGTAAGCACCGAGGTTTAAATTATGTTCAAAGTATTGCCTGAGACCAACGCATCTGGATTTCATTTAGTCGAATTGACGGATGGAGAATTCAAAGGTATTGTGTATTCGTATTCGAAGGTTTCCTTCAAGGAAAATAAAGCACGAGACCAACTCATGTGGAAATTCGAATACGACATTGCCGTGGGTGAAGTTCCTTTCACAAAGAAGGAAGCCTTCAAAAAAATCCTCGGCGATAACCTCATGGCAATACTTGAACAACAACTGGATGAAGGTACTACCGTGTACCACGGTGGCACAAATAGATTAGAGTGATTATGGAAAATGTGGAAAGTATCATCCTTGAAAATCTGGTAACAAACGAAGAGTACATTCGACATGTACTCCCACACTTGAAACCGGAATATTTCAACAACAGAGTAGAACAAACAATATTCAATTTCATTTCGGCATTCTTTCAAAAGCATAACAAGCAACCGACTCAGCGCATCTTGCACTTGATGTCGAAAGAATATCCGAAATTCAAACAAGAAGAATTCGAAGAAGCACAAACGCTGATTGGTGGTTTCAATCTTGAAAAAGAGGACAACCTCGGCTGGCTGAATGAGCGCACAGAACAATTCTGTAAAGACCGTGCTGTGTATCTCGCACTTCAAAAGGCAATCAACATTGCCGATGATATCGACGTTACATTCTCGAAAGACGCAATCCCTTCAATTCTGCAAGAAGCACTTTCAGTTTGCTTCGACAAGAATGTTGGTCACGATTATCTCGATGATTACGAACATCGTTGGGACTTCTACCACTTGAAGGAAAAGAAGGTTCGATTCTCATTGGAAATCTTCAACAAGATTACAAACGGTGGTATGTCATCCAAGACGTTGAACGTTCTGGTTATGCAAACCAACGCTGGTAAATCGTTGTTCATGTGCGACCAAGCTGCATACGCAATCAAGAGTGGCAAGAAGGCGTTATACATCACGCTGGAAATGGCAGAAGAACGTATCGCTGAACGTATCGACTGTAACTTGTTGGGCGTAACGATGCCCGAACTGAAACGCATGAATAAGCCAGAGTTCACCTCCAAGTTGAAAGACTTGAAGGCTGCTTATGCGGGTAATCTGGTAATCAAGGAATACCCAACAACTGGTGCACACGTAGGTCACTTCCAATCGTTGCTTGACGAACTGCGCATGAAGAAAAACTTCATACCGGACGTTATCTATATCGACTACATCAACATCTGCGCGTCACAACGTATGAAGGTTGGTGGCAACTCGAACATGTACGAGCGTGTCAAATCAATCGTGGAAGAATTGCGTGGCTTCGCTGTGTTCAATGACATTCCTATTTTGACTGCTACACAATCGAAAGCTTCGTCGTGGTCTAGTTCCGATATGGAAATGGGCGATGCTTCGGAATCCAGTGGTACAGCAATGACTGCTGACTTGATTCTTGGTGGTATGCGTACAGAAGAATTGGACGCACAAGGTTTGGTTCTGTGGAAGCATTTGAAGTCGCGTTACAACGATACGAACTACTACAAGAGATTTGTTACAGGAATTGACTTAGCGCACTTCCGATTCTATGATGTAGATGAATCAGAGCAGGCCAAGATTTCAGAACGAGGCCGAGGCGAAGAAGAAGCACCTGTAACCAATCGTACCAAGTTCACCTCTCAAACAAGCGGTGATGCGGTCAGAGAACTGGATTTCAATTAAGTGAGCTTTCTAGAAGAAGAGTATCTCCGTAGAGTTTCGTATAAGCTGCGAAACTTTACGGCAAAGGGCAATCATACTTTCAATTTCAGTTGCCCAATCTGTGGTGATTCGAAAAAGAAACTAACGAAGGCACGCGGCTATGCTTTCGACAAGAATGGTTCGCTTATCACCATGTGCCACAACTGTGGACACAGCACTTCATTCCCAAATTTCTTGAAGACAATAGACCCATTGTTGTTCGAGGAATTTGTGATGGAGCGTTTCAAGGATAGAATGGGTGCAAGTTCTTACAAGGAACCAGAACAAACATTCGACATGATGAAAGAGTTGACTGTCAAAACGAAGTCATACTCAATCTTCACCAGCCTCACTGAACTAAAATATCTTCCAGAGGAACATCCTGCGGTAGTTTACGCATTGGGTCGTCACCTCAATGTGGATGAATGGGAACTCTACTACGCACCAAAGTTTTTTGATTGGGCGAAAACTACAACCGAGAAATTCGATGATGTGAAAGGTAAAGACCACGCTCGAATTATCATTCCATTCCGTGCAAAAAACGGAGAATATATAGGATACACGGCTCGAACCCTTGGCGACGAAACCCCGAAATATTATCGTGTTTTTCTGGATGACGATGACACAGAAGACCGCTTCTTTGGGCTACACAAGCTCGATACCGCGAAGCAAGTGTATGTGGTTGAGGGTGAGATTGACTCTCTGTTCCTGCCGAATGCAGTAGCCGTATGCAACGGTAAGTTGAACAGCTACATGAACAAGAAGGCGATATACATTCCAGACACAGACAAGCGCAATCCTCATATCGTGAAGTTCATTGAGAACATGCTGAATGCTGGATTGAGAGTATGTCTGCTGCCGGATAACTTGCCCGGTAAAGACATCAACGATTTAGTTAAAGCTGGTTTGACCCAAGAAAAAATCGTTGATATTATCAATGCGAACGTATACCAAGGTTTATCCGGCAAGTTAAAGTTCAACACATGGCGAGTAGTTAAATAACAATGGAGAAGCAGAATGAAAATAGTTAAACCAACTTTCGAAATTTTGGGTTACACCCCAAATATGACCAATCTCATTGAGCGTGGTATTCGAACCGCTTACAAAAGCGAAGATAAGATAGGAGAAGGTAGTGATGTCGAAATCATCGAACGCATTAAGAATTTCAAGCACGAAAGCACTCTTGAGCATGGGAGTATTACTCTGCACTTTGTTACCGATAGAGGTGTTACTCACGAGTTGGTGCGACATCGCCTTGCATCCTTCACGCAAGAATCCACTCGTTACTGCAATTATGGAAAAGGAAAGTTCGGCTCTGAGATTACAGTAATGGAACCGTTCTTCTTCACATACGATATGGTAACTGCAAAGAAAGAAGATGCGTTGCGATATGGTTTGTGGGAAGCATCGTGTTTACAAGCTGAGACCCAATACATGGCACTTCTTGGCCTTGGTGCAAAACCACAAGAAGCACGCTCAGTTCTCCCAAACAGCTTGAAGACTGAAATCGTCATGACTGCGAATCCGCGTGAATGGCGACATGTCATGAAGCTTCGCACAACACGCGAGGCTCACCCACAAATTCGTCAAATCATGTGTCCGGCGTTAGTTCGCTTCCGCGAAATGTGGCCTGTGTTGTTCAATGATGTTGGTGATATCGAGCATGAGTCGCCAGCAACCGAAGTTTTCGGCAGCTATGACGAAGCAGTGTTCGAGGAAGAAGGGGCACTTCATGTGTAAGTATGTTCTCAACACAAAAGAAAAATGCATCGTAAGCACCAAGGGTGAAATCATGCGCCCATCGTGCATCGAGGATGTAATCTCGTTACATGCTTATTACTTGGGTTGTGGTGAAAAGGATGAAGCCCAACACCTTTTGAAGCGTGTTTTCAAAGGTGAGAAAGTCATCACAAAGATGATTCAAAACATGCAGAGTGCTGCAAACCAAAAATAAGGAAACGAAATGAAAACAGAAATTATTGCAATTATCGACAAGTCAACTTCAATGATGAACCTTGTCACCGAAACCATCAAGGGCTTCAACTCATTCATCGACGGTCAGAAGGCTGTTGAAGGTGAGTGTAACGTCACCACAGTTTTGTTCAGTGGACGTGAAGAAACCGCATACGAAGTTCTCTACACTGCATTGCCGCTGGCATCCGTCCCAGAAATGTCCACATCACAATATCGTTGTGGTGGATGGACTGCAATGTTCGACGCAATCGGAACTTCCGTAGAAGCCGCTGGTCAACGTTTTGCATCCATGAGTGAAGCAGACCGCCCAACAAAAGTCATCGTGCTTATCATCACCGATGGTGAAGAAAACAGCAGCCGCAAGTTCAATCAAGAACAAATCAAGGCGATGATTAAGCATCAAGAAGACAAGTACGCATGGGAATTCATGTTCCTTGGCGCAAACATCGACACCGTTAAGGTTGGTTCGAACTTGGGTATGAAGATGTCCAACGTATCCAACTACTCTGCTGACGCAATCGGAACATCCATTGCGTATGACGCATTCAGCACAAAATCTGCTGGCCTTCGTCGTGGTATGACTGCCAACTCAATCAACTTGGCAAGCGTTGTTGCCAACGGCGGAAAGTAATGAAGTTTTTCTCAAACTTGAATTGGTGGTTTAAGCAGAAGTTGGCAATAAAGGTTGGTATAACACACGGCCTTTATTACTACCACCGAGCAGCAACCAACACACCACAGTTGGTTGTTGAGGAACTTCGCAAACATCCAGCCGACCCAACAATTTGGTCAACTGAATCTGAGGCAGTAAGAGCGTGGAAATTTAAAACCGCAATGATGATTCAAAAAGAACGTGTGGAAATGGCAGAAGCTGGATTTGATTATTATGTAGTAAAGAAAGGAAACGCAAATGACACAAATGACAAATGAAACAAATAACATCAACTACGCAGACATGGTTGCAAAGCTGGCAAAGCCCGGCGCAGCAATCCTTGAAACTCTAACTCCAACTGATTGTCATCTGTTGCACATGACAGTTGGTATCTCAGGTGAAGCTGGCGAGTTGTTGGATGCAGTCAAGAAGGCTGTTGTATATCGCAAGCCATTGGATTTCGATAACGTCATTGAAGAACTTGGTGACTTGGAATTCTACATGGAAGGTCTACGTCAGGCATTGGATATCACACGCGAACAAACGCTTGATGCCAACAAAGCAAAGCTTGGCATCCGTTACCTGAATGGATACTCTGACAAGGCTGCACAAGTACGTGCAGACAAGCAATGACATCTTCCGTTACAGTAAAAGCCTATCCTGGAGATAAGCTAGATTTGAAGGTTACTGTGTTTGAGCGTGAGACTGAAACACTCCTGACCATAAAAGAGCAGATGATTGTTAAGTATGGTCAGGAAGCAGTATTTCATGTGTATCCACCCCGCATGATTCAGGTTGAAGAAGTGCCATCCGAATAAACAATATATAGAACACCAATAACAAAAATAGAAGGTTAAGATGGCTGACAAGAAAGCTTTAGCACAAGATTTTATTAACCACGTCAAAGAACGTGTGAAACTTATCAAGACAGACCCATCACGCGATGCTCTGCTTGATACAATCGGCCTAGACCGAATGAACGACAGCTACTACATGGCTGGTGAAACATCCCCGCAAGAACGTTACGCATTCGTATCAGCAGCTTTTGGTTCAAACCCAGAACACGCGCAACGCCTGTATGACTATTCATCGCAACATTGGTTCGGCTATGCAACACCAATTCTGTCTTTCGGCAGAAACAAAAAGAGTCTTCCTATCTCGTGCTTTGGTACTTACATTCCAGACACAGCAGAAGGCTTGGTAGAAACATGGGCCGAAACAAACCGCATGTCCATGATGGGCGGTGGTGTTGGTTTGTACTTCGGCATTCGTAGTCAAGACGACAAGTCGGTTGGTTTGATTCCTCACGCAAAGACATATGACACTTCCGTTCTCGCATACAAGCAAGGAACGACTCGTCGTGGTTCGTATGCGTTGTATATGGATATCAGCCACCCAGAAATCGTTGAATTCTTGAAGATGCGTACAGAGTCAGGTGGAGACCCAAACCGTAAATGTTTGAACCTCCACAACGGCATCAACATTCCAGATGCGTTCATGGAAATCATAGAACGTTGTATGCATGACCCAAAGGCGAATGATGATTGGAAATTGGTTGACCCGATTACCAAAGAAGAAAAAGCTGTAGTGTCTGCAAAAGAAATTTGGCAAGAAATTCTTGAACTGCGTTCCGGTGCAGGCCGTGGCGAACCATATCTGATGTTCTCGGACACAGTGAACCGCGCTGCACCAGAAGTGTACAAGAAGCACGGCCTTGTCATCAACCACTCGAACCTATGCTCAGAAATTACTCTGGCTACTGATGCACTCCACAGCTTTGTTTGCTGCTTGAGTTCAATCAACTTGGTTCATTGGGACATGTACAAGAACAACTATCAGTTCTTCCTCGACTTGGCAGAAATGATGGACAACGTGTTGCAATACTTCATCGACTTTGCACCAGACAATCTATGGCGTTCCGTGGCATCGGCTGTACGTGAGCGCAGCATCGGTCTCGGTGTAATGGGATTCCACTCATACTTGCAATCCAAGATGATTCCGTTTGAGTGCGCAATGGCAAAATCTTTGAATATGCGAATCTTCAAAGAGTACCGTGCAATGCTCGACAAAGCTAACGCTGAGTTGGGTGCACTGAGAGGCTCACCAAGCCTCCTAGAAGGCACAGGACTGCGTTTCACGCATCTGATGGCACTAGCCCCTACCGCGTCGAATAGTTTGATTTGTGGCAACGTTTCTGCATCAATTGAACCGTGGAGAGCAAACGCATTCCGTCAGGACACATTGAGTGGTTCGTACACCCAAAAGAATCAGTATCTAGATGGCTACTTGCACAAGTTCCAAATGGAGCATGGTTTGAAATTCGATTGGATTGACGAACAGTGGCAAGAAATTGTCAATGCTGCTGGTTCAGTTCATGGGTTGAAGTGGATGCCTCAAGAAGACAAAGACGTTTTCAAGACTGCATCTGAAATCGACAACCTATGGATTATAGAACATGCTGCTGACCGTCAGGTTTACATCGACCAAGCGCAAAGCCTCAACATTTTCATTGAGCCAACAATCTCTATTCCGCGTCTACATGCAATTCACTTTGCAGCCTGGAAGAAGGGTTTGAAGACGATGTACTACTGCCGTTCCGAAAAACTGCATAACACTTCTGTTTCCAAGAAAGTGACTCGTGAAAAGTTGGAAGACGACATTCAATTGATGAAAGACATTGCAGCAGGCGAAACCTGTTTGGCTTGCGAAGGGTGACATGAATTACAAGAAAATTTATGCCTCAATTTGTATTAGAGGGCAGACCGATAGAGCATTAGATGGTTATTTCGAGGAACATCATATATCGCCAAAATGTTTTGGTGGATGAAGTTGTTCCATCTGGATTTATTGAAGGCATGGCGTTCAAGCCAAGAAAGAAAAAACAAATGACAGCAGTAAAAACAAAACTGAAACTAACCGACACACGTCACAACCTCAAGCCTTATCAATATCCTTGGGCTTGGGATTTGTGGGAGAAGCACGAAAGTATGCACTGGTTGCCAAAAGTAATTCCGATGCAACAGGACATTTCGGATTGGAATGGAAAATTGACGGAAGGCCAAAAGCACTTCTTGTTGCAAATTTTCCGTCTGTTCACTCAGGGTGACATTTCCGTTGCAGGCGCATATGTGAAGAACTATCTTCCAGTGTTGAGCGGACACCCAGAAATTCGTGGCCTATTGCTCGGCATTGCAGCACGTGAAGTGATTCACATCAAAGCATACGCGCACTTGATTGAAACGCTCGGTCTACCGGACAAGATTTTCAATGAGTTCCTTGAGTATGAAGCGATGGCAGCAAAGCAGAAATACTTCGATGAAGTTGAAGGATTGGATAAGACGCACATCATCCAACAAATGACGGCTGTATCGGCCTTCACGGAAGGTATGCAGTTGTTTAGCTCGTTCGCTATGCTTCTGAACTTTGGTCGCCGTGGACTGATGCCTGGTATGGTTAAAATCGTTACATGGTCTATCCTAGACGAAGACCTACACGTTGAAGCCATGACAAAGCTATTCCGCACATTCGTCAAAGAAAATCCTGACGTGTGGAATGACGACCTGAAATCTCAGTTGTACACCATTGCAGAAAAGATGGTTGAACTGGAAGATAAGTTCATCGACTTGGCATACGAACAAGGTGGTATGGAAGGTCTGGATAAGGCTGACATGCACCAATACATTCGTTATATTTCAGACCGTCGATTGATTGGTTTGGGCTTGAAAGGAATTTTCAAGGTCAAGAAGAATCCTCTTCCCTGGGTTGATGAAATGACCGTTCTACAATCTCACACAAACTTCTTTGAACAGACAGAAAGCTCTTACGCAAAAGGCTCTCTAACTGGCAATTGGAATGACGTGTGGGGTGCAGCGAAGGAGGCTTAAATGCCGCTATATACATATAAGTGCTTGTCATGCGACAAGCATGAAACGAAACTAATCAAAATAACCGAACCAGATGGTGTCATTTACAAATGCACTTGTGGTGGAGACCAGCAACGAGTATTCGATTTGTCTGGTACTTCATTCCAATTGAAAGGCTCCGGTTGGTTCAAAACAGAAGGAAAGTATTAAATGGCAAAGCAGACGTTATATTGCGAATCGTGCGACACAGAGTGCACGGTTTCCCACAAGAAACCAAAGAATGAAATTGAGGCGTTCTACTGCCCATTCTGCGGTGAAGAAATTGATGTCGGCTGGAATACGCTAGACGAAGACGAGAGCAATGCTTAAAGAAGACGAAGTTTACTTCCATTGCTTCGAGCAAGCTGAGAATCTGATTGACCGTGGTTATATCAGCAATATCTCAGTCGAGGACTTGACTCAAAAACTGATTGCTCAGTTGGAGAAAAGTCCTCGATGGAAGGAAATTCTAGAAGGACAATGGAGTGGTGAGGTTTAATACTTCACTGCTTTTAGTTGCGCGAAGAAGAATGGTGTTTTGTTAAACCACTTCTTGTAAATTTTTGCACGGATGTTTTGATTGAAACATTTATCATCGAACATTGACCCGCTGACATGCAAGAGGTATTCTTCTCCAAGAGTCATGCAAGCTTTTGTATCGGCGAACATTAGAATCTCACGAGTGAAATTTGCTTCACCTTGCTCTGCAATGAATGCAACCAAGTCTGGTGAAGATGACCAGTAATCGGCCCATCCACTATCGACTTTACTTTTGGTTTTCTTACCCTTCAATTGGGTGGTCTTTACCTTGGTAAGCATCTTGCGTCCGATATACCACTTGCCAGTTGGCTTGTATGTGATTTTGTATAGGAAGCCGATTGCTTTTGCTGGAATGTCTTCTTCTTTTATTGGTTTGTCTTTATAAAGCCACATATAATCAGTTAGTTATGAAGGTGTTTGCTGTTGTGAGAAAAGGTGCTATACTG